AGCCCAGGGCAACACCACCCCCACCGCCCTGCCGTCCACCCAGATCGTTCCGGTCGATTACGTCTACACCGGTTCCGATGCGGACAGCGGACTCACCGCACCCAAGCTCATCGAGGGCCTGCGCATCCTAAAGGCCAACGAAGCCTGGAACGAGGACGCAGCCGCCATGGGTGAACGCGTCTGGTGCGTGATCGACGCCGCCGAGGAAGCCCGCCTTCGCCAGCAGGCGAACCTCGCCAACGGGGATCGCCTCTACTCCAACGAGTTCGGCGGACCTCCGGTGTTCGATCCAAACAACGGTTTCCTCAACCGCTGGGGCGCGGTCAACTTCGTGACCTACGAAGGCCTGCTCACCGCCTCCGTCACCGGGGCCTCCGGGACCGTCACCGCCAAGAAGATCCCGCTCTACGTCTCCTCCGCCGCCGAGTTCGGTGTCTGGGCGGACATCCAAAGCACCGTGGACCGCCGCGCGGACCTCTCCAACGCCATCCAGTTCCTCAGCCAATACAGCATCGGAGCCGGCCGCGAACAGGAGGAAAAGGTCGTCCAGATCAACGCCCTCGTGCCCGCCTGATCGGAATTCCCACCACTAACCAGAAAGCACCATCACCATGGCCAATACCAATTCCGACCTCGCGGCAGCCGCCGCCACCGCCCAAACCAACGGCCGCGCACCCATCGACGGCAAGGACATCGGCGGCATCATCCTGTTCGCCCGCGGGCAGGTCACCTGCCCGTCCAATCCCTCCGTGAACGACACGCTTACGCTCCTCGACGCCTCCCAGGTCCCCCTGGGCGCGGTGTTCGAGCCGGCGTTCTCGTGGGTCTACTGTGAGACCGACCCCGGCACCGCCCTCACGCTGGACATCGGCACCACGTCCAACCCGGACGCCCTCGCCGACGCCCTCGCTCTGACCACCGCCGCCACCACCGGCGGCAAGGTCGCCTTCGATGTCTCCGGCACCATGCCGCTCGGCATCAGCGACCCGATCACCGTCGAGACCCAGGAGGACATCATCGCCACCGTCAAGGTATCAACCTCCGTCTCGGAAACCGTCATCCAGTTCTGCATCGCCTACCGCGTCACCGCGTAAGGCCGCATGCGGGCCCACCCCTAACCCGGAGCCCGCGGTGTTTCACCACGCCGCGGGCTCCTTTGCTTTCCCACCATGCCGCTCGCCGATCTCAACGCCGTTTGCAACCTCGCCATGGACCACCTCGGCGAGCCCTATTTCACCGACTACCTCACGGACACCACCGTCGCCGCCGCAGCCGCGCGCCTCCACCTCCCGCAGTGCGTGGAGACGGTTTTGGAAAGTCACGTCTGGAGCTTCGCGACGCGCTGCCAGCAACTCACGACGGCTCCGGTCGATCAAACGACGGCATCCGCATTGATCGGCACCGGCAATGCGGCAATCCTGCTGACTGCGAACACGACAGGACCCGCCGGAAATGACATCACGATTCTCGTTTCCGATACGACTCCTTCCGGAGATTTGGTCACGGTGGATGGAAACGCGATCACGGTTTTCATCAACAAGGCGGTGATGACCATTTCCGGAACATTGTCTCCGGACATGAACGGAGCGCTGTATTATGTGAACCATGTGAACGGAAAGCCTTTCTATTCGTCCACCGGCGAGCCATACAGCACCACAGGCGCGGATTTCTCCGATATCGCTGACGGGATCTATCTGTATTCCTGCCGCGAGTTAGTGCGCAAGGTCGCAGGAGAAGTGGACGGAGTTTGGATTTCCAACACTCCAGGTGCCACGCCGGATCTTTCAACCGATTGGGGTGCGGACGGAAGCGAAACCGGAACGATCACCGTGACTGCCTCTAATGCGATCGCACAGCAGATCGTGGATGCGATCAACGCGCATTCCGGAGCTTCCGCCTTGGTAACAGCCGCTCTTGCGAACGGATCCGATGGCACCGGCAGCATGGTGGCGGTTTCAACCACCAATCTCTCCGGCGGCTCAAGCACGGCCACGGTCTACGCCCCCGCCTGGGGCAGCGCCTTCAATTTGCCATCCGACTGCCTCCGCGTCCTCAAGCTCGACGGCGCGGACATCGACATCCCGCAGGACCGCTGGGAAATCCTCGGGCGCCACCTGCTTCTCGCCGACGAACTGGCCGAGGCCCCGGTCATCCACTACATCAGCAAGGACGCGCCCGTGGACGAATGGCCCACCACCTTCACCGATGCCGTCGCCTTCCTGCTCGCCGCACGCCTCGCGCCGAAACTCGCCCAGGACGACAACCTCGCCACCGCCCTGCTCCAGAAACACGAGCTCGCGCTCGGAAAAGCCAAGGTCAAGGACGCCCGCGAGACGCGCAGCGCGGAAAACTTCGGCCCGCGCCAGCTCGCCGCACGTTCCGGCCTCGTCCGCGCGCGCTATGGTTCCACGCTTCCGCCCTACTGATCCCATGCACACCGCATTCCTCTCGTTCAACTCCGGAACCGTCTCGCCTTACCTCCGCCACCGCGTGGACCTGGACAAGGCCGCCAGCTCCTGCGAGACGCTGCACAACTTCATCCCCCTGCCCTACGGGGCCGCGGTCAAGCGCCCCGGCCTCCAATCCATCCGCACCGTGCAGATCGATTCCGAACCGGTCCTTGCCGGCGAAAACCAGCGCCTCATTCCGTTCACCGCGTCCACCGGCGACCAGTATCTCCTGCATTTCATGCCGGACGTGCTCAAGATCTACGGCCTCGACGGCACGCTCAAGGATACCAAGACCTTCATGGACGGCTACGTCTGGCCGGATGACCCGTGGCTCAACGGCATCCGCGCCCTCCACGTCGCGCCCATCAACGACGTCGCATTCATCACCCACCCGGGCACGTTCCCGCTCCGCCTCTCGCGCGTCAACGATACCGAGTGGCACCTCGCCTTCATCCCGTTCCAGAAGGCTCCGATGCTCGATGAGAACACGGACAAGAACAAAACCTTCACCGTCGCCTCCGATCCAGTCGCCCCGGATTGGACCAACGGCGAGACCTATGCCGTGGATGACGTGGTTTTCACCAACTGCGAATGGAAATGCACCGCGGACCACACGGCCACCGCCGGCAAAAAACCCGGTTCCGGAGCCGATTGGCGCGACTACTGGCAGCGCATGTTCTATGTCGAGGGAGATCCCGTCACCCTGCTTGCCGACGACCGCGAGCAGGATGCTTGGGAAACCCTGTGGGAATACACCGTGGGAGATTGGGTTTTCGTCGGCGAATCCGTTTCCGGTCTCTATGCGGACGACACGTTCGACGCCACCATCGGCTACATCTACCAGTGCACCGAGGATCACGAGATGCCGGCCACCGACGAGGAGGATGCGGACATTGTCGGCACCGGCTATTGGGACGCCTTCGAGGAATGGGGCAGCTCCTACAACAATCTCGGGGACAAGAAATTCCACCGCGGCAGCACCTCGATCTACGAGTGCATCCAGGCTCACATGGCAAGCTTCCACGAGCCGTCAGTCGCCGGAGACTGGACCGACTACTGGACGCTCGTCGGCCCCTACTCCGCACCCGCGCAATGGCGCCCGCGCCAATACCAGGACGGCACCGTGGTTTCCCGCAAGGGCCGCGTCTACGAGTGCATCCTCGATCACCGGGTTGAGGCCAAAAACCGCCCGGGATCAGGATCGGATTGGGAAACCTACTGGACGGAAACCTCCCGCATGGTCGAGGAGTTCAGCATGGGGGAGTTCTCACCCGGCCAGTATTTCCGCATCTCGCCGGAGCGGGACGAGCAGGACTTCCAGACCGAGCTTCACGCCACCGGCACCGTCGATGCCGTCACCCGCTCCGAGGCCATCGCCGTTCAGGGAAATTGGAACTTCAACACCTTCGGCACCTGGTGGGGCACCTTCCAGCTCCAGCGCTCCGCCAACAACGGAAAATCGTGGTCCGTCATCCGCTCGTGGCAGGCCAGCGGAGACCGCAACATCGCCGATGCCGGCACCGAGGACACCCCCGTCCTGCTCCGCCTCAAGTTCACCAAGGAAGATGGCGGAACCACCGAGGCCGCCCTCGATCAGGACGACCAGCCGCCCCGCGGCATCCTCGCCCCGGAATCACCCTACATCACCGGCTATTGCCTGATGGACACCTACAACTCCGCGGACGAGATGACCGGCACCGCCAAGACCGCCATGCTCTCCGGCAACACCTACCGCTGGGCCGAGGGCGCGTTCAACTCGCGCGACGGCTTCCCGCGCGCCATCGCCCTCCACGAGAGCCGGCTGGTGTTCGCCTCCACCGGCACCCATCCAGTCTCCCTCTGGTTCTCCGCCACCGAGGACTTCACCAACTTCGAAACAGGCGTTGAGGCGGACGACGCCATCTTCGCCACCCTCGCCATTTCCAACGCATCGCCCATCGTCTGGCTCGCCTCCCAGCGCCGCCTGTTCGTCGGAACAACCCTCGGCGAGTGGGTGGCCGGCTCGGAAACCTCGGACGCTCCGCTCACCCCCACCAACTTCATTTGCCGCCAGTATTCCGGCTTCGGCTCCCATCCGCTCCAGCCCCTCATCGCCGGAGACGCCACCTTCTTCCTCGAGCGCCGCGGCAACCGCCTGCGGGAGCTCGCCTACGCCATCGAAAGCCAGTCCTACGGTTCCGCGGATCTCACCCGCCTTGCCGAGCACCTCTTCCGCGACGGCATCGCCTCCATCGCATGGCAGCAGACCCGCGAACCATGCCTTTGGGCCGTCACCCGCGAGGGGGGCCTTCTCCACTTCGCCTACAACAAGCCCGAGCGCGTCACCGCCTGGTCCTCGCACAGCACCGAAGAAGGCACCTTCCGCGATGTCGCCGTCCTCCCCACCAACGACGGGGACGATCACGTCT